CGACACATCTGCTGATCTGTACATCTTCGGCGACATCTGCGCGTGGGCGTGGCAGGAGATGGGAGAGCAGTCAGGCGTAACCATCGTCAATCAGCTGAAAGAGCTGGATGTAGACACGATCAACGTGCACATCAACAGCTACGGCGGAGACGTGGCAGAAGGACTTGCGATCTACAATGTGCTGCGCGAGCACAAGGCCCAGATCGTGACGATCTGCGACGGATTCGCATGCAGCGCGGCCTCCGTGGTCTTCATGGCCGGCGACAGACGTGTGATGCAGCCTGCATCGCTCCTTATGATCCACAATGCGTGGACCGTGGCGATGGGCAATGCCGCACAGCTCCGGAAGACAGCTGACGACATCGAGACCATCACGCAGGCATCTGTCGAGGCCTATAAGAAAGTCGCCACGATCTCCGAGGAAGAGATCAAGGCACTCATGGACGCTGAGACATGGATCCTGCCGAAGGACGCTGTCGAGTACGGCTTTGCGACAGAGATCGATGACGAGGACGAGGACGACGAGCCGAAACAGTCCGCTTTTGGCGTGATCATGCAGAAGCTGACAGCTCCGGAACCGGTCCTGGAAGTGCAGTCGATCGACGTCGAGCTTGATGTCGAAGAGCTCGCGGAAAAGATCGCCGCGCATCTGGCGGCCAAAAAGCCGAAGCCGGCAGACGAACCGAAGGAACCCAAGACCCCGCCCGTGTGCAATTACGGATGGGACAACTTTTTTATGAAAGGAGTCAAACATGAGAATTGACAAAGCACCTCTTAGTGAAGAGACAAAGAACAAGATCGTTCAGATGCTGAACGACGCAGAGGACAAGGGCGAGGCCCTTACAGAAGCGATGGAGATGATCATCGCAGAGTCCCAGAAGGGCCTCATCGATCAGATCGTCGCAGAGTCCCAGCGTGCAGAGAGAGACGCCGAGTATAAGAAGAGCCTTGGCCTCCGCAATCTGTCTGAAAATGAGAAGAAATTCTTCGAGAAGCTGCAGATGGGTGCAAAGATGTCCCTGACCGCTGATCAGATCGATATCATCCCCATCGAGACCGTTGACAGGACCCTGGATGATGTCCGCACGGAGTATCCCATCACAGAGCTCATCAACTTCGCGCCTGCCAATGTCAAACACTGGCTGACTGCTTCCAAGACCGGATCTTCCGCATGGGGCGCCCTGACTGCTGCTATCAGCAATGATGCAGAGCTGTCCGCAACTATCTCCGGCCTGAACATCGAAGTCAACAAGCTCTATGCATGGTGTGTCATCCCCAAGGCGATCCGCGACCTCGAGATCGGATATGTCGAGAAATACTTCCGTGCGATCCTGAAAGAAGCCATGTATGACGGTATTGCGGCAGGTTATCTCGATGGTGATGGCAAGACCGCTCCCATCGGCGTCCTGCGTCAGATCGGCACTGTCAGCCAGGACGGTACACACACCGCAAAGACAGTTGTCAGCACTCTGACCGGCTTCAGCCCTCTTCAGCTGGCTCCTGTGCTCACTGCGCTGTCCAAGAGCGGCAAGCGTCCTGTCATGGGCCTGTACCTGATCGCCAATCCCATCGACGTCTTCCAGTACGTCAATCCGGCGCTGTACGGTGACAGCATCTCTAACGGATATGTCAGCAAGGCATTCATGCCGATCACTGTTATTCAGGAACCCAACATCGCAGCCGGCAAGGCGGTCATCACCATGAAGGGCTACTACACCATGGGTTTCTCCGGTATGAAGGTCGAGGAGTACAGGGAGACAAAGGCAATGGATGACGCAGATCTGTTCATCGCCAAGGTTTACGGTAACGGCCGCGCAGTTGATGATGCTGCAGCATATGTCTTCAATCCGCAGAATCTCGTACCTTATGTGCCCACAGTGGAGACCGTCACAAACCCCTGAGTAGTCCCACTGTTGCGGCCGAGACTGCTGGGACGAACCTTTTTGGCCACCTTGTTAGCTCACTTCAGTCAGGCATCACGGTTGCTAATGGAGCAATCACTGGAACTCTTAAATATGTCAACAGCGGCGCCCTCGCTTCGGATTGGGGTGCAGGTAACTTCCTCGCTCTCAAATTTACGAACATCGATACCGACGCGACCAAGGTGCTTGTCGGCCTTGAGCCTTCCGTCAGCTCCGGACTGGTTGATATCATTCCGGATCCGGACAGAAATGGAGTATTTAAGATCACCGACAAGAACGCGCAGAAGCTGGTCGTCGTATCCATGTGCAGCGGCTTTGCAAAGGTCGATCGTTACGACCTCAGCGGCCTGACACTGCAGACAGAGTAAGAAGGAGGGCGGAATCTGATGACAAGCGAACAGTACGAGGCGCTGGCTGAGGAGATCAGGGCGGACAATCAGGTTCCGCCCTATACTTCTGACAATGTAATCATCGATTCGATCGTCAAATGTGAGCGGCGTCTCAATATGCTCAAGCCGGGCACGGATTTTGAAACAGATCTTCTGGGCCGCGGGTTCATCAAAGACTTTGTATATTACGACATGGTCCACAGGTTCGAGGAGTTCCTGCAGAACTACGGCCCGGACATCCGTGCGTGGCAGCTTTCCGAGGAGGTGGCCGATGCGTCTGAATAAGATGGCAACACTCCCGGAATACACAGACGGGTGTTTTGATCTGTACGACATTGTCGATGTAGATGATGAGAGGAAGATCAGGGAGCGCGGGATTGGTCCTGTGTGGTACAGAGACATTGCGGTATACGACCGCACGCGGATCACGTTCGAGCAGGCCGACAAGGAAGTGACCATGAAGATCAGGATCCCGAAGTGGGACGGGATCAGCTCTGACTGCGTCTGCATGATCAACGGCGTGCAGCACAAAGTCTTTAATAAGGCTGACGTGATATCCAACCAGGGATATTTGGAGACGGAGCTCACGCTGATCAACCCGACTATGGATTATGAGGTGACGACATGACCAAAACAGAGCTCGTAGAGCTGATTAATAGCACAGGCATTACAGCCCGCGAGAATGAGCTGTATCTGGAAGACCTGAAAACGTTTCCCAAGATCGCATACTGGGAGTACATCATCGAGGATGTTATGGCGTCAGGCGATGATTATGAAACAGTTGTGACCTATCAGGTGTCATTTGCTTCAAGGACCGCAAGGCCCGCAGAGCTGCTGACGCTGAAAAGGGCTTTCAACGCTGCCGGCTATCATCCCATCATCTATCACGAGACGCTTCCTGCGACTAACGGGCCCGCATGGCATCACTACTATTTCCGGGTAGAGATCACGGAGGATATGGACGATGGCAGCGGGACCTGAAGGCCTTGAGAAGTTCATGGATCTCCTCGAACAGTATGAGAAGGTTGCCGATGAGAACAACATAGCAGATGTGCTTATGACGGCGGGTGAAGCGCTGGCAGAGGATGTCCGCAGGCTCCCGAAGCCGCGCAGGCGCGGAGCGGGATACACGCACATGCTGGATTCTGTTGCGCCGGCGCAAGCAGGCAAGGACGCTGTGCTCGTCTCCTGGGGCCGGTATTACGGTAAATTCGTCGAGTACGGCACTAAAAAGATGGGCGCGCAGCCGCACCTGATCCCGACATGGGACCAAAACAAAGATCGATACTACAAATTAATGACAGATAACCTTTTCGCCAAGGTAGGAGGTTAATTAATGGCTATTACAGAAAAAAGACCGTCGACAAAATACACCGTCGGCGCTCAGTATATCTGTTTTAACAAGGATCCCGAATGGGATGCCAGTGAGTTTGAAACAGATGTGATCAAACTCCCCACGGTGGTGGACGTCACCGCAGCAGATAACTCCGACTCTTATCAGTCCTATGCTTCCGGCGAAGTATATGAGTCTGATACGATCGTGACATACAAAGAGCTCAGCGTCACACAGCTGGCTTTTGACGAGAAGACGATCGCCAGGATGAAGGGCGACACGGTCGACGAGGGCATCATCATGTCCGGCGGCGTCAAGACGAGGCCGTACTTTGCTTACGGCGTGCCGATCATTAAGAAAGACGGGACCATGGATATGCGCTGGTATCCGAAGTGCAAACTGGTAGACAACTCCGATGCGACGGCTACGTCCACGGATTCTCATTCCGATCAGACCGACTCCCTGACTATCAGGGCCTACGGTTTCGACGCTACGCAGAATCAGGAGGTCAAGGTCCTCACGGGTGAGACAGCAAATGCCGGGATCACAGAGGCTGCTTTCTTCGCGGCCCCTGTCCTGACAGTGGCAGCGGCGAAGGCGCTCAGGCCCGTTACAACACCGTAAGCAGCGGGCAAAGGAGGCGTGAATGTCTAATACGAACGACGCGGGGGCTAATGCTCCCGCTTTTGTTTTGCGTGATCTGAAATCAAGCGATGTATGGCAGCTCGTCCGCGTGCTCCGGAGGTTCAATCTGCGTGAAGCGCGCAAGCTGATTGACCAGGACCTGCTTAAGAAAGCCAAGTTCGAGAAGCCGATGAAACTGGTCGGCGGTGAGTTTGTGCCTATGCTCCCGGATGAGTGGACGGCGGCACAGCGGAAAGCTTTCAGGGAAGCGAAGAAAGCAAGCGACGAGCTCACATGGCAGGCGCTCGATATCCTGATCAACAACATCAGCGGATGCGAGGACGAGGTCAACAAGCTGCTGGCCATGGGCATCGATAAAGATATTAACTACATCAAGGATATGGATGCAGGTGATTATCTCAACCTGATCGTCCAGTACGTGACTCGTGAGGGCTTTTCTGATTTTTTTATGCAGGCGCGGAACTTGATAGAGAAGACGGGAGGATCGCGCGGCTCTATCGTATCTGCGGCGACGTTGATCAAATGATAGATACAGGCCTCGCGGTCGGGTGCCTGCATGAGGTCATTAAGGACGTATTGAAGCAGGGCGATCACGCCGTGAAGTACCAAAAGTGGCTCGCATGGGGCCGCGGCAAGTCCTTCAAGGAATTCTGGGGGGAAGAATATGCCGGCTAATAACCTACAGGAAGCTGGGCTGATATTAACAGCACAGGGCGCGGATGAATTCAAATCCGCTATGAAAGGCATTTCTGCGGCAACAAAGGAAGCCTACTCCGAGCTGAAGCTCGCCCAGTCTCAGTACGACAAGAATACATCCGCCACGGAGAAGCTGGCCGATCGGCAGAAGTATCTCCAGAAGATGACGGAGGAGTACACAAAAAAAGAACAGATCCTGCGGGCGGAACTTGCCCAGATGGAGAACGCCGAGGAGCGTGACGAGGCCGCGATCGCAAAGAAGAAAGCGGAGATCAACAACTGCAAAGCGTCGCTGAACAAATATGAAGACGCCCTTAAGGACGTCACGAAGCAGATTGAGGGGCATTCCGCTCAGCTCAAGGAATGGGGCGAAAAACTCAAGGATGTGGGCGGCAAGATGCAGAGTCTCGGCGGCACACTGACTAAGTCCTTGACCGCGCCGATCATGGGCGTGGGTGCTGCATCAGTAGTGGCATGGAAAGAGGTCGATGAAGGTCTCGATATCGTGACCAAGAAGACCGGGGCAACCGGCGAAGCCCTCGAGGACATGCAGAACAGGACGCGGAACATCGCCAAGACCATGCCAACGGACTTCGCTACGGCGGGCACCGCGGTGGGCGAGGTCAACACGCGCTTCGGTCTTACCGGAGACGCCCTCGAGGAGCTGTCTGTCAAGTTCATAAAGTTCGCAGAGCTGAATGACACGGACGTGTCCTCATCGATCGGCAACGTGCAGTCCATGATGGCCGCATGGGGCGTCGAAACAGAGGACGCGGGGCTGATGCTGGACATGCTCACCAAAGCAGGACAGGACAGCGGCGTCGCAGTGGATACGCTCTCCCAGCAGCTCATGCAGAACAAGACAGCGCTGGACGAGATGGGCTTCTCGCTGGATGAATCTGTCGACCTTCTTGCAAACTGCGAGAAAAACGGTATCGACACATCCACGATGTTGGGCGGCCTGAAGAAGGCGCTGCAGAACAGCGCAAAGGAAGGCAAGAGCTCAGCGGACGCACTCGCGGAGCTGCAGGACAAGCTGATGGGCGCTGAGTCCGATGCGGAAGCCTCGCAGATCGCGATGGAGCTCTTCGGAAATAAGGCAGGCCCCGCGATCGCTGACGCCTGCAGAGACGGACGGCTGTCACTGGAGGATCTCGGCTACGCCATGGAAGACCTGGCGGGAACCACGGACACGACCTTCGATTCTGTCCAGGATCCTCTCGACCAGATGCAGCCGATTCTCAACACGCTGAAGGATACAGGAGCGCAGCTCGTCACGGATCTCGGCCCGACGATCGTCACGGTCCTGGGCGCGATCTCTGACGGCGTGTCTGCGCTTAATACGTGGTGGTCAGGCCTTGATGAGAAACAGAAAAACGTGATCCTCACGCTGGCGGGACTGCTCGCAGCACTAGGACCTGTGCTGAGTGTGGTCGGGTCGGTGATCACTACGATCGGGTCACTGGTCACGATCATGGGTGCGGCATCTGCCGGAGGCGGCGTGATGGCTGCGGTCATAGGTGCCTTAACCGGTCCAATCGGTATTGCCGTGGCGGCCATTGCGGCCCTGATCGCCATTGGCACCGCACTGTATCTCAACTGGGACAAGGTCTGCCAGTGGGCATCAACCACGAAAGAGAACGTCCTGCAGGCGTGGGAGGAGATCAAGTCGGGGATTTCGGAAAAGATCGAGAGTGCGAAGGAAAAAGTCCATGACGCCATTGAAAAGATCAAAGGCTTCTTTGATTTTGAATGGA